GGACCCTTCGAGGACCGGAGGGTTCCCTATGTTACTCTCACAAGAAAAGATGAACTACTTAGGTTTGGTCTACAAGACCAAATCAATTGGTTCTTACGTAACTACCCGGAGTGACGCTCTAACTCCAATCTCTACGCATTCTTACTTCAATGTGGCGCGTGAAGAATTCACAACCCTGAAAGATCCCTTCATGATGGAAGCCTTCGAGGCTTGCCCGTCAGGATACGACTTTCGAAGAACAGAAGGATGGTCGAGAAGTTACTATTCCCGGACAGCGCACATCGCAGCGATCGGGAAGTTCGCCAAGGCCAACCGGTCTTACAAACCCTTGGACACATCCATGGCGGATGTTGACATCTACTGTCAACAATATTTCGATAGACTCCCAAGAGTGCGAAGTCTTGACTTTGCAACTCAACTATACGAAGTACCTTTTGAACCAGACTCTAGTCCCGGTATCGGAATGACTGGACGAAAAGGTGACGAAGGAAATTTACCACGAGCAATAGCACAAGCTAACGCTACAATACACAATTGTCTCAGAGACAACACCATGCAGGTGATCGAAGACTCGACTCCTGATGCAGCTTTTACACGTACACAGTTGACTCTACTAAGCGAAGGACTTAAGGTAAGACAAGTTTTCGGACAAGCCTTTCAGTACATACTGATTGAGGGCTGTACCGCATATCCTCTTATGTCAATGTTCAAAGACGAAGATTCTTTCTTCTTCTGCGGACTTGAACCTCGCATTCACGTTCCAATTCTTTTGGAGCGTATACAGAAGACAAGTGAACGACTGATCTCTATTGATTGGTCGTCTTTCGACTCTACAATCGAACCCTGGGAAATCCAGGATGCATTCGATTTGTTAGAATCAATCCTCGAATTCCCGAACACGATATCCCGAGCCGCGTTCGAATTTTCGAGAATCTTCTTTATCAATAGGAAGATAGCTTCCCCTGATCGGATAATCTACTTTAAACAAAGAGGCGTACCGTCTGGAAGTTACTACACAATGTTGATAGACTCAATCGTTAATTGGCGGAGAATACTTTACCTTCATCATCGATTAACAGGTGAGTTTCCGAAACATCTACACACTCAAGGAGACGACAGTGTGTTTGGTGTCAAACGTACAGTAACACCGGAAGGTTTGTTCTTAAACATACCTTCGGACACAGATTGGACTCTGAATCCAGAGAAGTGTCCTTACGGAGAAAGCGGATCAACAGTCCCGTTCCTGCAAAGAAGACTAAGGTTTGGCGACCACAGTCGTGACTTGCACAGAATTGAGAGACTAGCGATCTTTCCAGAATACGAAGTCGAATCAGGCGAGATATCTTCTTACAGAGCACGAGCACTGTGGGAAGACTCAAACTACGAGTCGACCATTCTATGCTGGGCAACACAATATTTAGAATCAAAGTTCGGACGACCTACTACAGTTCCGAGACGATTCTTAAGATTCGAAGGTCAAATCCTTCGTTAACTACCC